CCTTGATTTTCTGTAATAACCTCATGGGATTCCCCATAGTTTAAAATCTTGATTTTCAAAAGTCTTTCGATTTCAGAACATATTGTTTTTAAAGGTCCGTTTTTCATTTTAATAATATTTAAACTCCATAAAATCCTCTTTGGGAGGTGTAATTCTGCAAAATCTCACTTACACTTAATGCCCTGTCGTACATACTTACCCGATATATTTCACCATTGAATTGCCTAACTGCTGCGGTTCCCCAACTGCCGACCCTGTAAGATCTATCTCCTGTTGTAGGATAGCCTGGGTTAATAATAAAAGCATTAGAAGCAGACAAAAGACCATTGATATAAATATCCCTGGTTGCACCATTGAATCTTATTGCGACGTGAATAATAGTGTTTCTCGGTGCGCTGTTATTAGCCGATGTTATGGAAGCCGTAGAACCATCTTGACCATAGTAAATAGCTGAGTTTAGCCATGAATAACAAAGCAGATAACCAGTCAAACCTATTTGACCATTTCCGGCCAATAGTGAACCTCCGATGGCATCATTACTGTTTGGAACTCCTGTTGCTTTAAACCAGCAACACATGGTATAACGAGAAGGCTCAAAGGTAGTGCCAGTAAAATTGGAGTTTACGCCATTAAAAATTGGTACACCTCCCAAATTATTACTATGCACAACTGTCGCATTAGGTCGTGCTATTGAAGTCAATATGCCAACTGATTCCCATTCACCTCCTCTGGGATAGCTTAATATGTTATTGCCTACTAAATCAATGGCAAGGTTTTCTTTTACAAACTCTCCAGAAGGAAAAGAACTATTAAACCGATAATTCAAAGAACCTCGATTCAAAACAGTTGGAAAGGTTGGTAAAAAATTGGGAGTAGAAACTGGGAACATATTAAAACAGACTACCTCTTGCCGTTACCATTATCCTATCCTGTGCGCCTGCATACACCGACTGAGTAAACCAAAGCTGATCACCAGAATTAAGAATGAATCCACCTGTAGGTGTAAGAGTTGAATTAGCACCTATTACACTTACACTAGCTGTTGCAGTTGCAAGGGCAAATTCATTAATCAAAAAATAGGATGCACTTGTTACTTTTTTTCTAAAAACACAAATCGTTTGAGCAGAACTTGCTGCCCTTGCTAATTGTGCAGACCTAACTTCTATTATATCAATTCGACCTCCTCCATTAAAGCCAGCGATTAGGTTGGCAGGAGATCCACTTAAATCAATCAGAACATTACTACTGTTTAATAATTTGAAAGTAGCTGTGTCAGTTGTTACTGAAAAATCAGTAATTGTATATTCAGTATTTAATGAGGTTCCAGTAGCAGGTGTTCCACTAAGAAATACAATCTTATCACCAGGTAAAATGACTATCTGATTTGAAACAGAAATATAACTCCAATTAGAAATCGAAACAGTATCGGTAGTTGTATTGATGGTTACCGGAACTGTTTTCCAGGGCATCTCTACTAACTTAAAAAGTGTTCCTGTGCCATCTTTAGCGACATTGGCAACTCCACCCTCTGCTGATTCAATATAAGGTACTCGTCCAAATTGAGGAAAATTCATATTCCGTATTTATTTAAAAAGTTTATAAAAAATTCTTCAGTTACATCTTGAAAATCAAATTTGGCAATCTCCGAACCATCAACCAAAAGTATCATATTAGGAAAGGTTCCAACTAATCCAACCCTTTCATTAATCAATTCTAATACCTTGCTTTCTGTTATCGGTGTTATCGGTTCTGGCTCCACAATTACAGGATTTATAATTGCACCTGCCTGAGTGCTTATCTCTGCCGTTTTTGTAACAAGGATCTCATCAGATATAATGCTAAGTTCATTGGCCAATACCAGTTTTTCAAACTCATTCGCCAGGTTCAAATCAACCTTTTGAAGTAGTGTTAAAAGTTTTATTTGATTTTCAGTCATTTAATTGAAGTTCAAAAAGTTAAATAAAAAGTTAGTTGTGTTTTCTCCGCTTACACCATTTGCACCTGCCGGCCCCTGTGGACCTGTTGGCCCTGCTGGGCCTTGTGGACCTATTGGCCCTTGCGGACCTTCCGGTCCTTGAAGCAATAAAGCAACAATTAAATTATGGTTGTTTGCAAAGTTCGTTGTTCCAGTCCCTCCAGAAGAAACTAAGGTTACAGGTAAAATCCAATAGTTATTTGTTCCAGTAATTAAAGTTGGAAGGGCATTAATTTCCCAAGTCTGAAAATTTGCACTTTGAGTTTTATCTTGAATGATTATGGTAGTTCCAACTATTATCAAAGCTAAAAAAACATCAATATCAATCGAATCATCTGTAAGATGTGAGATGTTTATCTGAGTGGAATTTATCTGTGTCGCATTATTCCAAAGTAATCGTCCAGGTGTAGGGTTTCCGCTTGTTGATGTTGTCCTTGCATTGTATAAGAATAAAGTAGCAGATTCACCGTTTTCGCCTGCTGGTCCCTGTGGTCCTTCTGGTCCTTGCGGTCCTTCTGGCCCTTGTGGACCTTGATCGCCTTGATCTCCCTTGTCACCTTTATCACCTTTGTCGCCTTGATCACCCTTGTCACCTTTATCCCCTTGATCACCTTTGTCACCTTTATCACCCTGATCACCCTTGTCACCTTTATCCCCTTGATCACCTTTTGGACCCTGCGGCCCTTCTGGCCCTATTGGACCTTCTGGACCCTGTGGTCCTTGCGGTCCAGGTGGGCAATTGCATCCTGTTTCTGGAGGGCAAGAGTTTGAACAATCAATTAATTCAATCATTGAAAAGTCAATGGATAAAAAGTAAGTCGTAAAATCGTAATTGTCGATTCCAAAGTATGTCTGTGCAATTGCCCTTCCATCATTATTTGTGTTTCCAATTAATTGAACCTCTTTGATATTATTAAGAATGAAATTCAAATTGTAATCATTCGATTCACTTTTTGAATTTGCTATCAACTTGTAATTTACATTTCTCGAAAGCTTTTGTTTTAACCCTCGGCCCTGTTCAGTATTTGGAGTTGAATTTTCTCGAACAAAGAATAACACTAAATCATAATTGTCATCAACTGAGCAAGGCTTTTCTGAATCAATAGACCGATAATTGAAACCTTGATTTTCTGTAATTACTTTGTGACTTTCGCCATAGTTCAGAACTTTAATATTTAAAAGCCTTTCAATTTCAGATGAGATTTTTGAAAGAAGGGTATTTTTCATCTTGAAAGTTCTTTTTGAATTGCCTTGTTAATTGTCACTAAGGACTGTTTTAACTCTTGATCGGTCGGGTCAAAGATAACTCCAAAATTTTCCTCATTATAACCTGCAATTTTCCTTTGTTCATTGGATAGGAAACCGACACCGTAAGACATCGGTCCTGTCGGCCCTGGTTTCAAGTCCCTCATCATATCGTTTTTAAAGGTCAAATCAATATGATTTACTTGCCTTCCATTCTTGCTTCTTTTCTTGCCATAACCTTTGGAATAAGCCCCAAATCTATCAGTTGATGGACTTGTAATTTTCCCTCCATCAGATTTTTTCCCATCCTGCTGAATCCTGTTTTTCATTTCCGGCACAAGGGTTACAACTGCCTGACGTAGAACTTTATCAGGGTTCATTGCATTGGTCAGATTTTTAATTTGCACCTCTAAAAACCCTTTAATGGAAGTATAATTTGACATTATTTTATTTTAAAAAGTTGCAAATGTGAAAAGCTTATTATTTATTTGCAGAAACAAATTTATAAAAACAAAATGGAAAATATTATTAAACCAATGAATGAAATAGCATTCCTAAATACAGGATTGCTTTTGTTAGCAGAACAACACCAGAAAATTTATGCTAGAATTAGCTATGCATCGTTAGAGTCGATTCAGTCAATGGCATTTCACATGGGAGGTGAATTTGAAATTCACCGAAAGCAATTTATAGAGGGCCGATTTCATTGTTTCGGTTTTTTTACAGTCAAAGTAAAAAACCTAGAAGTTAATTCAACTTTTGAATTAACAGAAGTTGCCTTTGCAAATCAACTTGTTGCCTTTTCAAGTGACAAGTTCATTTGTGAGGCAGGCACTAGACTAACCATCATTGACAACTCCTATTTTGTTGTATGATGATGATGCCAGAAAAAGAAACCAGAAGAGAAATAAAAGAAGGGGTAATCTCCTTCTTTTCTGTTCTTTGTTTGTTGATATTGTTAGTACTTTTAGTATTAAAAATCTTTAACTATGTCAATACCGGAATTGCCCATTTTTAGCGTTTGTAAACCAACGCAAACCTTGATGGACAAGGATACCAATCATATCATATCAGACAATTCAGATGTTATTATTCTGGATTATAGAAATGAAAAGGAAGTGTTAGTATGTGCCTATGGCAATTATCGGAGGTCAGTAGTTACCAATGTGAATTTTTTAAAACCTTACCCTCATGGAAAATAAAGATATAACTATCTGCTTAACAAGCTGCGGTCGTTTTGACCTGTTAGAACAATCTGTAAAATCGCTTACTGAATTTTGGGATGGACCAAATCCAACTGCATTTTTTATTAATGAAGATTCTGGTTTCCAATTGCCTAAAATTATTTCAAATTATATTAAATCAATTTGGCCTGACTGCGATTATAGAGAATTTGCAGGTCTAAAAAACCAAATTGCTGCCATTGATAGAATGTATAAGGAGGTAAAAACTTCTTATGTTTTCCACACAGAATGCGACTGGCAATTTTATAAAACAGGATTCATTGAAAAGTCTATGGATATACTCGAAAACGACCCAATGATTATGCAGGTCTGGATTAGGGCGCAAAGTGACAGGAACGGCCATCCAGTTGTTGGAGTTCCCAGAATGACTCCTAATAGAACGAGATACCAAATGATGAGTTCAGATTATAGGGGTCAATGGTCAGGATTTTCTCTGAATCCGGGTCTTAGACGTTTATCAGATTACAAAACCCTTTTTCCAAATGGTTATGCAGGGGTTACAACTTTCAACATAAAAGAACCCTGGACCTCAGAAATGCAAGTTGGTCAAGTGTATAAAAAGGCAGGTTTCAAAGCTGCAACTTTAATGAATGGCTATGTAAAACATTTAGGAAATGGACGGCACATATCAAGCTGATTTCCATAAGTGGACAAGGTACGATTTAAGGGTTTGCCTAAAAAAGGAACTGGAAATAAAGGTTAGAAAATTAGATCAATATCTTGCTCAGAATCAAAAAAATGAGACAAGCAAAAAGCTTTACATCCATAAAAAGAAACTGGAAATTTCAAAGCTTGAATCAATCCTTAGATACGTGTAAGGTTTTACAAAGTATTGATTGCCATTTTTTAAAATTAAAAATGGTTAATTTGAATCATGAAAACTTTATTGATGTCATGCCTCTTTCTATTGTCAGCAATAGCACAGGCACAAAGGAATCTACCTGCAAGATTTAACCTTCAAAAAACCTCTCCAAAGACATGGACAGGCAAATGGGGTAATTTATCAAAGCTATCTGGCAACAAATGGTTTGGATGGACACAGGATTCGATTACGGGGATTAAAACTTGGTATGAAGGTTCACAAAGTTCAAATCCGGATGCAAATCTTGCTCCATTAGAATTACCTGTTATGCCAACAATGGATGAAGTGGAGTTTGTACCAACAATTGAAGAGCCTTTATCAAATCAGAATGTTGCCCCAGGGCGAAAGACAATAAAAACATTGTATGTCGTAGACTTTGGCACAATTCAAAAGCAGGGAGGTGAAACGGCCATGATGAATCATTTAACTGCTTTGCATCAGAATAAAGTGGAGATGAATAGGGAAATATTGGACATCAATATCGATCCGACATTCAATACTTTTTTTTACAAGAATGCAAAAAACAAGATTGATTCTTTATGGACAAGTCCAAATGTAAATGCTTCTTTAAGGACTTCTTTAGTCCTATCTCAATCTGGAGTTGAGAGTTGGTTCAATAACGGAAACTACAATGGCGACAGGGTTCACATAATTAATACGACCTTTAATGGTGGTGGTATTGCCTTTGTTGGATCATTAAACAATAAAGCTGGTAGAGTGGCTGTAAGCTGCATCTACTCAAGTGCCATCTCTCCTAATTGGAGGCGGTTAATGAATGGAACTAACTTCAGTCAATTATGGCATTCTGTTGTTGTTCTTCATGAGGAAGGGCATAATGATGGTTCAAGACATACGCATCGCTGCGGTGAATGGAAAAATCATGAGGGTAAGTTTGCACCAATTGATTCATGCCGTTCTGAAAATTGCAATCCTTTTTCACCAGCAAGAGGCGGTTCCCAGACTTTTGTAATGGGATATGGGCAGAATTGTGGTGGCGTAGTACCCGATCATGGCAATAAGGTTCGGATTAAAATCCAAAATACTTGGAATCAAGCAACAACAATTTCAGGTACTTATCTTGGTGCGCCAAGTTTATTTGTAGATTCTTTGCAGAATAAGGACAATCGATTTATCTTAAAAACAGAAGTTCTTGCAAATTCATTGGGTTCAATTTGTCGTATATTTGAGAATGGCGTTCAGATAAGGGCTTTCAATGTTGGCTCTGCTGCCATCAACAGGGCCGATACCATCATCAAATCAGGCAGCAACCGATACAGGGCGCAACTGGAAGGCATTGGACAGATACACAGGTCTGATTCGTTTACAGTTCGTTCTGGTGCTTCTGGACCAGTTCCTTGTGTTTACACTTATTCTACTTGGTCAAGTTGCATAAATGGAGTACAGACAAGAACTGCACTTTCTTCTCCGGCCGGATGTGTCGGAACCCCTGTATTAAGTCAAGCTTGCTCAACAGCAACAGTTCCAGTTTCGAATCAAGTATGTTATGTAGCAAATGGAAAGTGGAGATTAAAATTCAATATTCCTGTTGGCTCAACTTCATCACACGCAATAAATCTTTGCCGATATGGACAAAACTGTAATCTTGCAAATACTGTTTTACCTACCTGCGGAGGCAGAGGAACCTATACACCAACAGCAAGTGAATCTCAAGCAGGATTAATTGATAGAGAATTGAATCCGCAACCAATACCTCCCTCTGCAGGATCTTGGTGTTATCGGGCATCAATTACAATACAAGGTCAAGTATTTTGGACTCCTTATTTTGTATTTGTTAGATAAGAATTGATGATAGACGTTTAAAGGTCGAAAGCCCATCGGAAATTCTGATGGGTTTTTTTTTAAGTCTTTGGAGGCGGTGGTAAGGATTCAATGCGATTCCTTTTTTTAATCATATCCCAAAAGCCTGTTATGAATTGGCCTAAAACGTATATCAGAATTGAATCTGATGTATCAATCTTTTCAAATTTGTAAAGCCAGCCAACGCCGAAAAGAAGCCCTCCAGTAAATAGAATTACTGCCACGAATGAGGCAAGTTCCATCCACCTTTGAAAGTTCATTATAAACCTGGTATTACTCGTTTGGCTGCTTCACCAAATATTTGACCTAATATCCTCCATCCTTTGCCTTTTTCACCTGATGACCTAGCAAGGGAATCCATTGTGGAATGCAGTCTTTCAAAATCCTGATTCAAATAATATTCTGTTATTCTTTGCTCTTGCTGAATGCTCAATGCTAACCTTTGCAAAGAATCATTTTCAGAGTATAACCTTAGAATCTCCAATTGATGCAGGTGAGTTCTGATTGCCAAAGTATCAACTTTGTTTTTTAGTTCCTTTTCGGTTTTGGTTGGGCCACAGGAAAAAGCTAAAAGCAAAGCGAGAATGAAAGTATTTTTTACCATTTTAAAAGTTCTTTAAAAGTATCAATAAGTTTTTGAATAAAGCCTTTTTTGCGGTCTTCAATCGCTTCCTTTTTCAAGATTGGTGAAATGTTTGATTTCCATTCCGGTTCTTTAAAATCTCTTGTCCTTTTGTAAAAGTCCATCCCCAAAAGGATTAACCTACCAAGTACTAGGATAGCCCCACCATGAAACAACAACCAGGATTCCGAAAGTTCCATGACCGATATAAACCAAAGCCAATAAACGGTTACATCCGTAATCATTTTATAACAATCTTCCTTTATTCTGCAAAGGAACTCAACTATTTCTTTCATTATTTTGACCAGATTACTTTAGAAGGCAATGAGGGATCAGAATCAACGTGAATCCATCGAGCATAAATTCCTATGCGAGTGAATCCAACCTGCTGCAAAGCAGTTAAAATCTTATAACCATCTGAACCAGTAGAATAGGCAATATCAGCAGCGAATCCTTTTGTATGGGCTGAGTTTGGAGTCCCACCAACCTTTTTATTATGCGATTCAGTACGATAGCCAGAATTGATTTTGAAAGGCACTCCGGCTATTCCTCTCGCCTTATCCAACTTTAAAAGAAAGTCAGGATTCATTTTTGCCCCACTCCCGATTAAATCGGGTGAATCAAATTCCGAAAGGTTAAAATTCTCTAATTCCATATCGCAAATTAAACGACAAAAAAAGTAAATTTTACCAAATATTTGTCGGTCTGAAAATCAATTAGTTATAATTTATTTTAAAAATATTTTATCTTTTTTATTAAAAAAGTTTGCAGATATAAAAAGAAGTATTACCTTTGTATCACTGCAACGGAGCAGCAACAAAAACAAAAAACAAAATGAGAAAATTAGCTTCAAAAAACATTCAAGGCCAATTAGTAGAGGTTTATGAAAGATTAGAAAAAAGACACGACAACACAGGTAAAGGACCTGTAAATTACAGTTCTTATTCATTCTATTGGTTTGTAAATGGCGAATACGTAGAAACCTTTTCATGGCATCCTAAAAAAATTCGTCAGGAAATGTTGATTAATCAATTTGTTGATACACATAAAAGCCTTTTTAACTAATAATCAAACCGGGGCTTCGGCCCCTCAACTTTTAAACAAAAAACAAAATGGAAAATCAATTTGAGTTATTAAAAAACGGAAATGTATCAGTTGCAGTTTGGGCAAATGTGGACACAAAAGAAATCTATCCTGCAAACAGAAATTCATTTGGCTACAATGCCCTATTTGTTAGAGGCGATGAGTTTTATAAAAAATATGGTCAAAATATGAAAGTAAATCAAGGTAAAGGAAGATTTTCTGGTTTTAGCTATTCGGCAAAATCAATGAATGAATCAGGTTTTACACTTATAACAAGGGGAGAAAAACCTCTTTGGTAATATGCCTAAAGGAATACCAACAACCGGAACACGCAAACCCGGTGCAGGACGTAAGCCTGGTCCTGAAACGATTACAATAAGTTTCAGAGTCCCAATAAGCCACGCAGCAAGGATAAAACTATTAGTCAAATCCTTTTTACTTGAGTTAAAAAATGAACCTTCTTAATTGAAGGTTTTTTTTATTTATATTTGCCAAACAAATTTTAAAGCTATGCCACTAAAACAAGGATATTCAGCTAAAACTGTTAGTAAAAATATTAAGACTGAAATGAAGTCTGGGGTTAAACAAGACCAAGCGGTTGCAATTGCCTTGTCTGTAGCGAAAAAAGCAAAAAAGAAGGCAGCTAAAAAGTAATGGCCGAAAAGAAATTTACAAAAACAATCGGAGGTAAAACCGTTAAGTTCGGGGCGAAAGGTTACTCCATTGCTCCCGGAACTGAAAAAGGTGATTCCTATTGTGCAAGGTCAGCAGGCATCAAGAAATGTAAAAACCCACCCTGTGCCAATGACTTAAGCCGTCAAGCTTGGGGATGTGTTGGAAAGAAATCGGTTAAATCAAAAGCTGTCAAATTTAAAAGGACATAAAATGAAAAAGCCAGGACTATACGCTAACATAAACGCTAAAAGAAAACGCATTGCAGCAGGTTCAGACGAAAAAATGAATCGGGTTGGCAGTAAGGCTGCACCATCGGCAAAGGATTTCAAGGAGGCTGCTAAAACAGCTAAAAAGCCAACGAAAAAGAAATAGTTAGTAAAAAATCTTATCAGTAAAATGACGGCACTTAAATTTAAAATCTATGTCGGTTCAAACCGTTAAAATCAGTGAAGTAAAATCGAATCCAAATAACCCTCGATTAATAAAAAACGATAAGTTTGAAAAGCTTGTCCAGTCCTTAAAAGACTTTCCAGAAATGGCAAAGGTTCGTCCGATTGTAGTCAATCAGGACTTTGTTGTTTTAGGGGGTAATATGAGGCTCAAGGCGATGAAAGAAGCCGGATGGAAAGAAGTACCTATTGAAGTTGTTGATTGGTCAGAGCAGCAGCAAAAGGAGTTTATTATAAAAGACAATGTCGGGTTTGGCGAGTGGGAGTGGGATATTCTTGCAAATGAATGGGAGGCTGATGATTTGGAAAAGTGGGGGTTGGATGTACCAGTTTTTGAAGAATCAGAGCAAGAAGATTTAAGCGATAAAATCACAGATACATACAGAATTGAAATTGTATGTGAGAGTGAAGAAATGCAACAGCAAGCGTATAATGATTTAATTGAACAAGGATACGAATGCCGACTTTTGACATTATAAAAAAATGCAATCCGAAAAAAACATTTCGGGTTTCTTCCATTATTGGAAGATTTGACTTGTTGTCTGAAAACGTAGAAGAAAGATTTTCTGGAGATATTGCATTGCCTGAAAAATGGCAGATTGGATTAATTGTAGGAAAAAGCGGAACTGGAAAAACTACAATCGCAAAACAATTATTTGAAGATTCCTACATAACTAATTTTGAATATTCTGCTGAATCAATATTGGATGATATGCCAAAAGAATGCAGTATTGAGCAAATTACAAATGCCTTTAATTCAGTAGGTTTTTCAAGTCCTCCAAGTTGGTTAAAGCCTTATTCTGTATTAAGCAATGGGCAAAAAATGAGAGTTGATTTGGCAAGAGCAATCTTAGATTCTCAAAAGTTTTTTGTCTTTGACGAGTTTACAAGTGTAGTTGATCGAAATGTTGCTCAGATAGGTTCTTTTGCCATGCAGAAAGCAATTAGAAAAACAGACAAACAATTCATTGCGGTCAGTTGTCATTTTGATGTTCAGGACTGGCTTTTGCCAGATTGGGTTTTTAATACAGATACAATGACCTTTCAATCTTTTGAAGGGCAAAAAAAAAATAGACCAGAAATCAAATTTGAAATATTCCAAACAGCAGATAAGTCAATCTGGAAAATGTTTGCTAAACATCACTATTTAAGTCATATGCATAACAATGCTGCAAATGTGTTTCTAGCTTTTATAAATGATGAATTGGCTGGGTTTTTATCTGTTTTACATTTTCCTCATCCAACTGCTAAAAATATAAAAAAAGTTCATAGACTTGTAATATTGCCAGATTATCAGGGCGCAGGATTTGGAATTAAGTTTTTAAATCAAGTTGGCAAAATTTACAAAAGAGAAAAGAACAGATTTAACATTGTAACATCTGCTCCAAGTTTAATAAATGCCTTAAAAAAAAATAGTGAATGGAATGCTACAAGATTTGGAAGAACTAAAGAAACAGGAAGGACATCAACTCAATTAAAAGGCAGCACTTCAAAAAATAGAATTACAGCTTCTTTTGAGTTAAAAACCTCGTAAATACTTCGTTATGATGAGAGAAGGCAGAAACGGCGGAAAGTTAAAGTCAGGCAACACTATTGGAGGTGGCCGACCCAAAAAGATACCCGAACTTCGGGAACTTTTAGCCAATGTTTTAGGTGATGAAAAGGACGGCAAATCTGCTGCTGAGGCCATCCTGATGGCTTTAAGAAACAAAGCTATTAAAGGTGATGTAAGGGCTGCTGAGTTGCTTCTGGACAGGGCTTATGGAAAAGCAAAGCAAGACTTTGATATTTCCGGTTCAACTATTACAGTTATCCGACCTGAACCAATGAGAAACGATGAACTGGATAGTGAAGAAACAGACCAATAAATTAAACAGAGGCTAATTAGTGCCAAGTGTCGATTTAAGTAATCCTAATTTATGGAGTAAAAAGTATCTACCCTCGATAATTACTCCAAACATTTACAATATTCTTTGGGGATCGGCAGGTTCGGGCAAAAGTCAGACCATGATTCAGTTTTTTTTGATGGAGGTAATGGACCAATCCCAAAATCAAGAACAAACTTTCTTTGTTATTCGTAAAGTAGCTGCAACCCTTCGTAATTCAGTTTATCAGGATTTCAAAAATAAAATATCTGAATGGGGATTACATTCAATTGTGAGAACCTTAGATGGATATCTTGAGATAAGATGTGGAAGTAATAAAATAGTCTTTCTAGGCTGCGATAATCCAGAAAAACTAAAGTCTTTAAGTCAGGCAAAATATATCTGGATTGAAGAAGCAACTGAACTGGCTCTTGAAGACTTCACACAAGTAACTTTAAGGCTTAGAGGTCATTCAAAACATATTAAAAGATTCTTTTTGACATTCAATCCAGTATCAGATTCACATTGGATTAAAAAAAGATTTTTTGATGAACCACCGCAACATGAGGTAAACAGAATCCAACGTATTCATGGCACTTACTTAGATGCTTTGCCTTTTCTCGATAAGGAATACCCTAACAGAATGGAGGCTTTGAAAGATGTTGATGAAACCTTTTACGAGGTCTATGCCAAAGGAAACTGGGGAGTTTGGGATCGGGAATCCTTATTTGCCAGAAACTTCAAACAAGATGAGCATTGCCAGAATTATACAGTTAAAGCCCATCCAGGATTGGACCTTTACCTATCTTTTGACTTTAACGTCACCAATACTTGTGTAATTGCTCAATTCTCAAAGAATAGTGTGGAAGCCGGGTATTATGCTAAGATAAACATCCTAAAGGTTTACAGAGTTGGTGACCTTGAAGAACTTTGCAAGGCTATTATGATGGATTATCCTGGTATGAACTACATCATAAACGGTGACCCTGCAGGAAATAGCAGACAGGCAGGTACGAAAAACAATATTAGCAACTTCCAATTGATTCAATCGGTTCTGGGAGTTCGTGACATCAATATGCAGGTGTTAAGGTTTGCCCCTTCACATTTGGCTACAAAGTTGATTTCTGATATGTGTTTCAAGAAATGCCTATTCTGGATTTCAACTCCAAACTGCAAGGAATTGATAGCTGATTTTAAAGAGGCAAAAGTTGATAGGACAGTAAGTTTAGATCCATGGAAAAAAAAGAATCCAAATATGAGCCATGCCCTTGACTGTTTTAGGTATTTCATTTATGGCAATTTCTTAGAAATAACTTCAACTTATAATCTCGATAAATTTGATGCGAGAAAAATGCAACTGTAATTTCTTAACTTTGTAAAAATTCAAAAAGATATGAGTTGTAATAATTGCGGAACGTGCTATCAGATTTGTTTGCCGTTCCAATCTTGTTTTTCTGAAATGTTGGTTCAGGTTCCAATTGATTACACAAGTGAAGATATAGTTATAAAGATAGCCAATGGTCAGGGGATTACATTTGAGCAGCAAGCGGAGGTCGTAGGAGGCTTTGCAACAATTGATTTGACATTGTTTCCTGATGGGTTCTTTTCGTCTTATGGCGGTCCTTATTCTTTGCAGTTTGTTGATTACATTACTTTGCAATTAATTAATTTTGTTGCAATGAATGGAATGGATTATAATTGCATTCAGTTTGAATTTCAGAATGGTTCTGAAGTTGAAACGATAACAATATCAGCATTCAGTTAGTGGACTTTGTTTTAGGAACCCTTATTAAATTCAGACGTACATCCGGGACAATTTGTTCCGGAAACGTCAAAAAGATTGATGGTGAGTTTTTAACCATCAGCGGAAAATGTGGAGTCTATAAAATTCATGAATCAAAAGTAATTACTAAGTAAGATGTGCAGTTGTGGGAGTAAAGTCAAAAGGCCAGTTGTAAAAAAACCTGTAAAGAAATGATTAACCTAATCTTTGAAGCCACTTCAACTGCCCTATTTGCTCAATTCTTTTGCTATGCGATTATCTTTGTTCCATACCTGCATTGGTATTCCAATCTTATCAATAAACTACCTGAGTACCTTTCTGACCCTTTAGGCAACTGCCCTTATTGTTTTGCTCCCTGGTTATTTTTAATTTTCTATTATGTTCCAATTCCTCAAGAAATCAAAGAAGTCTGTTTTGCCTTCGGCTGGATATACTTCATCAATGCCTGTTTCAACCGATTCCTCGAATCAGAATGATAAGCCTCAATATTTAGGCAATGCCGACAAAATCCATTGGCCTAAGATTGAATTTGCCTTTAAATCTGGAAACAAGAATTATTTCTGTTGGAATCAGGACATCATGATTTCATGGGAACGCATGGAGGCTGCTAAAATGATTTATCGGGAGTTGGACTATCAAATGAATCCAACCATGCTCACACAGCATTGGGAAGCTATTGAATCACTCCTGACTGACCCTAAGAAGAAGGTTGAAAAGAAGATGCTTGAAATAGGGGTGCTTAATGAATCAATGAAGCAGGCCCAAAACTTATCAATCAGATTAGACACTCAAATCAAACTGGCCACAGTTAAGTATTTTGATGAGTATGAAGATCCTTTTGGTTATGACCATAAATATAATTTAGAAAAAGTAAAGTTTTGGTCTTCAAACAATGACATCTCTACTTTTTTTTTGAATCTGCCTCAAAATCAATATCTGCAACCCTCGGAAGGGTTACAAGAGAATTTCCAGAGTTGTTTGAAAGGAATAGCGGTCATGAACATAAAGAACATGGAACTTCATTCTACTTTGATGAACTCGGAAAATTTAAGTCCGGATATAAAGAAAGAATTAGATTTGCAAAAGGAATGGATGTTAGCTATGAGTCATTGGTCAGACGTTCCTATTACCAGTTTTATTTAGATTATTCTATTTGGCTGGAGGCAATCAAAAAACAAAAATAGTGCAAATTGTCTACTATCTCACAGAATAACATAGTTGTAAATTATGTTATCACTAGCGACCAAATCGCCAAAACTAAAAATGAGTTTGATAAATTAACCGATGCCGAAAAGAAGGCGGTTGATGAAACGAAGAAGCTTAATGACAGTTTAAAAAAGACTGGTCAAGAGGGAAGCCAATCGGTTAAGAATGTTGGCAATGAAATGAACAACCTAAGCGGGATAGTCAAATCCGGTGCAGGTTTATTGGCTGGGTACTTTTCGGTTTCTGCATTACTTGCTTTTAAAGATAGATTAGTCGAAACCACTATTAAATTTCAAGGGTATTCTAAAGCAATTGAATTTGGTTCTGGAAGTGCAGCAAACTTTGCAAGAAATCAACAGTTTCTTAATGACCTTATTAATAAATATGGATTAGGATTAGCCTCTACAACTGAAGCTTACAAATCCTTTTTCAATGCATCGACTTTGGCAGGTCAAAGCCAACAAGAAACGAATAGACAATTTGAAGCGGTCACAAAGGCAGGAACAGTTTTAAAATTAACTACTGACCAGATGCAAGGGGCTTTTCTTGCCCTCGGTCAAATGATGTCTAAAGGTACTGTTCAATCTGAAGAACTAAGACAGCAATTAGGCGAACGTATTCCCGGTGCAATTACTATTATGGCCAGAGCATTAGGAGTAAGTGAAATAAAATTAAATAAGATGCTTGAGCAAGGTCAGGTTCTTTCAAAAGATGCTTTGCCAAAGTTTGCAGCCGAATTAGAAAAGACTTTTGGACCTGGTGCTGAAAAGAATCTGAATGGCCTTGTAAATGCTCAAAATAGGTTTAATTCTTCTATTGATGGGTTGGTTTTAGCCATAGGAACCAGATTGGAACCATTTCTTAGAGGTTCCTATGAATTAGCTGCAGGAATTGCCAATCAATTAAAAAGACTTTATGATCCATTAGCTGCTTCATTTGAAAAAGGGGCTGAAGCTGGTAAAAAAGCAAGTGAAGAAGCTTTAAAAATTGCTATTGTAAATCAAAATGCAAAACTTAGAAAATTGCAGCAAGAATTTGATATAAAGGCTGAGGTATTTGCAATTGATGGGCAGATGTCTGCTTTGGAGCAGGCCGAACTTGACAAGACAACTCGTAAATATGAACTTGAAAAAAAGTTTAGAGATGGGCTAATGGTAAACCTTACAAGGTTTGAACAAGAAAAGAAAATAAAAGAAGAAATAGCAGGTCTAACCGATGCCGAACTCAAAGCCTTAAAAGAGCAATATCAAGCTAGATTAAAACTTTTAGATTTAGAAGAAAAAATTGCTTTAACAAAAGCAAAAATCAAATTTGAAGATCCTTTACAATTAGAAAGAGAATCATATTTAATCAAGAAAAAGTTTACTGATTTAAAAATTGCTTTGGACATAGATGCTGCAAAGGCAGGTATACCAGAGGCAAAAGAAGCATCTCAATTAAGACAAGCCGAAATAGAATTAGTTGCAGAAAATGTTATCAGAGCAAACAATGAGGAAGTAAAATCAATCAAAGATAAAATCGCAGACATTCAAGCTGAAGAAAAAAAGTTAGCTGATAAAAGAAAAGCAAATCAAGAGGAACAAACAAGGGAACAAAATAAAACGAATAAGGAACTTATAGAATTAGAGGAGGAAAAAGCCAAAAAATTTAAAGAAATTGATGAAAAAAGTGCAAAAGAAAAAGAAAAATTAAAAAAGGAAATTGCGGAAATGGATGCTGAAATACTTACAGCATCATTTGACTTAGCAGTAAATACTACAAACGGCTTATTCAATCTTCAATCTCAATATGCTGCCAGAGATATGGCAAGAAAGCAAAAACAATTTGATGAGGAAATCAGATTGGCTGATGGCAATGTCCAAAAGATTACAGAAATTGAAGAAAGAAGAAGAATTGCAGAAAGGGAATATCGTCAAAAAGAGTTTAGGGCAAATCAGCAACAGGCAATTGCTAATATTATATTTGCTGCTGCACCAGAAATTATTAAAAATATTAAAAATCCTGTATTACTTGGATTAATAACAGCCGGAGTTATACTTCAAACAGGATTAGTTTTAGCCCAACCAGTTCCAGAATTTGCCGAAGGAACAAAAGGAAAGCCATTCAAGGGTAGGGCTATAGTTGGTGAGAAAGGAACTGAAAAGGTAATAACTCAATCAGGAAAGGTTTATTACACTCCTGGAGTGGCAACCTTAGCCCAATTCGATGAACCTGTGCAAATCATTCCAAACAATCAATTAGGAATCAATGATAAGAGGCAGTTAAGTTTAATTTATGGCAACACAAGCCGAACAAACGATTCAGGAGGAAGGATAATTGAAAAGCTATCCAATATCGAATCAGGATTAAAGAATATGCCTGTGGCTGCGATTTCATTGGATGAACGAGGGTTTATGAAAAAAGTAAGAACTCCAAGCCGTTCAACAACTATTTTAAATAACAGATTCAAAAATTAATTCTATCTTTGCGGTGTTGCTACTCCGATAGTCTGTTTTTCATTTGTTTTTTTGTTTTGAAAGAGCCAGAATTAATTTCTGGCTTTTTTGTTTTATCCAATCTTTTTATTTTACTTTGTTGCAAGTTTTAAACAAATAACAAAAAAACAAAATGATACAATTTATTGAAATGCTGGTTACTCCAGAATTAGCAAAGCATTATTTGGCACAAAACATAGCCAATAGAAGGCCAAAAACTCCAAGAGTCTTATTATACTCAAAGGAAATGAAAGAAGGACGTTGGAAGGCTTCAACTGCCGAAACAATAAAGATAGCCTCAAGTGGCAGGGTTTTAGATGGTCAGCAACGATTGATGGCAATAATTCATTCGGGGTGCAGTATAAATTTTCACATTGCTTTTAATCTTGATGAATCGGTTTTTTCAGTTTTAGATACTGGTTCTTCAAGAAATTCAAGTGATACTTTTAGAGCCGCTGGAGTCAAAAATGACAATTCAATTCCTTCAATAATTGCTCATTATAATCTTTTGCTTAGTAATGCAATATCAAAAGGTCAAGTAAATAACAAAAGCACAAATTCTGAACTTTTGGAACAATATTATCTAGATCCTGAAAAATGGCAAAGAATAGCCAATCATTCTAGAAATTGGTACATGAACTTTGCTAAAATTTTGCAGCCTTCTTATTTTGGTGGATTTTACGCTTTATTTTCTGAATTAGATTCTGAAATAGCTTTTTCATTTTTTCAGCAATTGGCAACTGGTTCAGATATTAAAAATTCATCTATTAATTTGCTAAGAAACAAGTTAATGCAAGATAAAACATCTTTAAGAAAAATGACTCCTTCATTAAAAATGGCTTTAATAATAAAGACTTGGAACTATTTTATAAAAGGAGAAGAACCAAAAATTTTAAAGTTTACTCCAATGCTAGATGAATATCCAAAACCGATATTAAAATATTAAAAGTGAAAAATTAGCATTCAAAAGCCATTCTGAAAAGTTTGGCTTTTTTTATTCAACTTTGCAACATGGCAGGGTGGAAATTCTTTATAAATAATATTCAAGTTGATGAACCTATTGGCTTTGATGGAATAGAGTTCAATGCGATAAGGTTAGAATCACATGGAATCGACCAACCATTCAGTACAGAAATAACATGGTCAGGCACACCATCCAGATTTGAAAACGGTGCTAAAATCCTGAAAGACTTTTTTGATTCTGGATTTATAAACGATGTAATTCCTTTCAGGATTACAAGTGACCAGGTAATCGATGGGAATACCTATGACTTCAATGGATTAATCAACATGGCTTTGTATTCTGAAAAGAATACCTGCGACACACAAGGCTGGGAGATTACAGTTGGAATCCTTGAAAATGATTTTAAGGAAGTGTTTATGGCAAGGCAAGATACAGAGGTTGACCTATTGACCTTAAAAGACCTTGACCAGAATGTAATACCTGCTTTGACTTTTACCGATGTTAGGCTACATTCGCAAGAGTTGTATTTACTTGGTCGTAATGCACAATTATCTTCAACTAGTATTAGTCCTTCAAGTGCAGATATAGTCTGGCCCTTATATTGGGAAAATTCTGATTTTAAAGGTCCTTTTGGATCTTCAATCAATGTAACTGGTTTTACATATTCAGCAACAAATGTAAACTTTGTAAACAATACTACTTTTGAAAGGACATTTACAATAAATGGTTATTTAAAATGTAATTGTCTTTTAGGATTAAGTCAGCCAAATACTAATTTTAGTATTGTTCTTTTTAAATATAGTGCAACAGGTGTTCGGACTTTTTTACAATATTTTGCAACAATATCATTATCAGGTGGACAATTTGGAATTTTAGAAGCAGCAATAACAAACTTTACTTTTAGTCTTTTGCCTCAAGAAAAAGTTCAATTTGTTCAATATCTAGGAGCAGCAAATAGTAGAATAATAGGTTTTATTTTTCCTCTTGAAAACTACATCAATTGGACAGAGTTAAGTCAAACAGAAGCTTCACTTTGTAAAGGACTTTACATTTTTGATTTCTTAAAAAGAATCCTTTACATAATCACAGGAAATTCCAATGCCTTAGTTTCGGATTACTTTTCAGTAACTAATCAAGGCTTGATGTGGAATAACCTAATCACGACTGGATTATACATTAGAAACGGACAATTAATAGATGAAGCCAATCCACAGATTCCAACATCATTTAAAGAATTTTTTGAAGACCTAAGTAGGATATTCAATTTAGGATGGGCATTTGAATACAATGAAAGTCTTTCAATCTGGCAAATAAGGATTGAGCCAATGGATTACTTTTATGATGATGCCCTACAGATTGGGAATTTTGAAAAAGCATCAAATATTGTTCAAAATGCAAAGGTTGAAAATTTGGTTAATTCCTTCAAACTAGGATTTACTGACCAATGGAAAAATATTGCAATTTCTGGAACGACTGAATCTCATACTTATCGCAGCTATTCAACACCTAATAAGTCAAGGTCGGCAGATATAAAGGTTTTAGACCTTCTTTCTGGAATAATTGCTTCTGGATATGCAATTGAATTTTCAAGACGATTACAGTACCTTAGAGATGACTCAGGAACATCGGATAGACCAAATGACTACAACCAATTTATAATTTGGTTGAATCGGGTATCAGTTACAATAAATCCAATTGAAGGAACTGCTTATCAATTACCTGGCGAAACAGGTTCAGTAACTTTTGCACCCGGTACTGTTTCGGTTGGTTCTAATTTAGTTGGTTCAACAAATGCACCTATAAGTGAAATTTACAATATACTTCACACACCTGCTAGGATAGCTGCAAGATGGTGGAAGTATCTAGGGATGAATACTTATGGCTTACCAACTCCAAAAGCTGAATTGTTCTTTCAATCTGGCGAGTATTTTACGACACTTGAAAGTAGTGTTACTAATACTTACTTCCCGACTGCTAATCAGGAAATTTCTGGAACAGTTGCAGAAAACACCAATATTTCAGAAGCTATTTTACAAATTGGGTTAAACAATTATCTTTTCAAACCAATAACATTAGATTTTTCTTTTCCTCAAAACCTTTGTTCATTCATTGAGATGGCCAATATTGGTACAGGGTTTATCAGGGTAACAAGCGGAGGTTTTGAGTTCTT